GTCCTTGGGCGTCAACTTCACCTCGTTGAACTCGAGGTTCGGAGTGATGATGACCTTCTCGGGGTCTTCACCCATCCAGACGGCGATGGAGCGCAGGATGGTCTGGAGGCCCAGAGCGCAGTTGATGGCAATGGAGCGGAGCGACGCGCTCTGGCCTGCCATGCGCTTACCGAGGGCGTCGCCGCTCTCCTTCTGGTTGGAGCGCTGGTCCGTGAGCGTGCCCGAAAGCACCTCGGCCTCACGCATGTCGTTTTCGATGGCTAGGCGCTGCTCCTCGAGCCCTCCCTTGCCGTCTATGCCGACGTACTGTACGGTCGCTTGCGGGTTGGGGATGCGCAACAGGGAGCCGGCGCCTGTGCGCACAGGCTTGGGGTTGTTGGGGTCATCCTCCTGGTCGCCGATGATGGTGAACACGTACTGGCCCTGGAGGAACAGCGTCTGCCGATAGTCGGCCTCGCCATGGTAGATGGTGATGTCCTTGCGAGCCAGCTGCAAGAGCGGCGGATCATCCGGCTCCGGCACGATGTCCTTGGAGTTGACGAAGACGAACGGTATGTGGTTGAGCTTGTTGCCTTTCCAGCTCGGTTCCACCATCTGCTCTATGGAGAACGTCTGCTCGTCGGTAAACACGCCGGCCTTGTAGAAGTCGCCACCGTTGACGATGCTCGCGTTGTCTTCCTCGTTGATCTGTGGATCTCCAAGCATGAGCACGCGCCACTTCTTCTGCCACTCCCAGCTGAAGATGTCCTTGCGAATGGGGCTGCTCTCATCGAGCACCACCAAGTTCAGGCTATCGTGCACGACCTGGTCGGTCTCACCCTCATCCCAGTTGATGATGTGCTCTGCCTTGTACATGTTGATGTACGGCAGTATGTCACCCTTGATGGGATCGGTGCCACCTTCCTCGTTCTTCTTGCCCTGAGGCATGTCGGCGAACAAGCCCAGTCGACCCGTCGTCAAGCACTCATCCTGCATGAGGCGCAGGAGCTGCATGAGGGATTCACCCTTGCGGTTGCACTTCTCGCGCAAGGGCTCCATGCTCGTGGGCATCTCCACCTTGGGTTCTTTCTCCCAGAGCTGCCCCATGTGCCGGTCGACGGCGCGCTCGAGGTAGCCATGGAAGACCGCACGCGAGATGTAGATGCAGTAATCTGCATATCCCTTGGTGCCAGTGTTCGGGTATCCATCCGCGATCATCGCCGCGGTAGCCGCCAGGTAGCACTGACCCTTGTCCTTGATCTGCCGCTCACCACGCTCGCAGTCTCGGCACAGCTCCCAGTCCTTGATGTGCGCGGAGTAGCTCGGGTGCCTGGTGTCAAGAGAGGAGCCGGTCTGAGCCGAGGTCGCCATCCGGCAATGATAGCTCTTTACCGGTCGCCCAGGGTAGTTCCGACTGTCAATCCTGAACCAACTTCGATCACCCGGTAGCGGGTCTCGTCAGCGGGATGGTCTTCCGCGTCCGTGTCGACGTCGTCCGTGTATTTGATGTCTCGAGGCAGCACGGGCACGGTACGAGCCCACTGCTCGCAGCGGTCGAAGATGAACAGACCTGGTCTCTCACGCGGCTTGTTGTCCATCCGCATGGAGTTCTTCAGAGCCTTCCGCATGACGGCCCAGCCTGGCTCGCGCGTGTTGGGCCCTTTGCGCGCCATGGTCCAGTAGATCCCGCGGTACTGACGTCCATTGGGCATGCGGACCGGGCGACTCATCTCCTGGGCGATGGACGCCTTGCCATCGTAGCCACTGAAGATGCCGGTGTCGGCCGGGCCTGCCACGCAGCGATGGTAGATCTTCAGACCCAGCTCCCGCTCCACCATACCCTCGGCGATCTCAGTGCTGGCGAGCTTGACGTCGCTGCCGTTGCTCTGGGCCCACCAACCCACACTGAAGGGCTTGGAATCACCCCAGTCGAAGCTCCGGTCGATCTTCCAGTCGCCGGGTATCTCGAAAGGCTTGATCCAGTGGAATCGCTGGTTCCACACGTCATCGAACATGCCACCACTGACGATGTTCCAGTCCCCGTACACCCACGCCTTGTACTGGGCCTCACTACCGGCGTCCTGCTTCAGGCCGTCCAGGTAGTTGGGGTCGGAGTCCATGAAGATCTTGTTCTCACGGATGTCGCTGAAGATCGCCATGCGCAGGCGCGGCTTGGTGATCGTCTCGTCCTTCAGGTCCTCGGCCTGCATCCACTTGGCGGCCATGGCCTTGTCATCGCCGTAGATGACCTGGTTGCGCTTGATCGGCAAGTTGTAGCGCTCACGAACCCAGTTATGTCCAGGGCCGCCAGGGTTCGTGGTAGCTCGGCAACGCTTTCGGCGAGCTACCTCAGGGTGACTGGACCGGATGAGCGACATGCACTTCAGGAACAACACCGGCGTTGGCCAGTTGGTCAGCTCCTCCCAACCAATCCAGCCCACCGAGGAGCCGTGAACGTCCAGGTAATCTTCCTCGGCGCCCATGTGACGGCACTGCAACACCTCACCAGATGGCCAGATGGCCTCGAAGTACGGCTTCTCGCGGAAGCGGATGCCCGGGAACATCTTGGGCAGCCACTTACGGCACTTGCGCGTGACGTCCAACAGCTCGGGGTTGGTGCGCTTGAACAGGTAGCCACACCACTCCGCCCCGAACCCTTGCCCGCATTCACGGGCAAAGTCCATGATCAGGCAGTCGGTCTTGCCACCGCCGCGCGTACCCTCGAACAGGACCTCGAAGACCTCATAGGGTACGCTGAAGAACAGCTGCTGTGCGCCGGGCTGCGCGTACCAGACGACGTTCGAGGGCAGCTCGATCATCTATCATTGGATCGCGTGTTCCGTTCTAACATGCGCTGAAACTTGTAGTCCTCGAACGCCATCAACTCGTCATGGAGGTTGATGGTGCCAGCGTAGTACACGTTGGTCTCGTTGCCGTGGTTGCACAGGAACGTAACCCCCACGAGCTTCCCCTCCTCAGCCTGCGAGAGCAGCTCTTTGAGAGTGTGGAGGAGCCCGGGGCTGGCCTTGCGAGCGAGCGGCAGGCAGGGCGCCAGGCGCGAGGAGGGCACGGTCGGAGGGCACTCCTCTTCGGGCTCAACCACCACGACGTACCTTTCGAGGCGTGAACCCGTAGAACTGGCTCTTCGCCGCAGCGGCAGGGCACGCATCAGCCTCCTCACGGGTCGCGTGAGGAGGGCAGTTGCACAGCGGATCAGTACCACCACCGTCGTCGCTCTTGGCGATGCGTCGATACGTGCCCGTGCCCACGAGATTGCCGTTGGCATCTTCATGGGCGACCTCTGCGACGAAGAGGAACCAGGCCATGATCATCCTTCGTTGTCGAGGAAGACTCCGGTCATCAGGTTCAGCAGGCGCTTGTCCCAATAACCAGCGAACTTCTTGGCAACATCGTGGAGCGATTGGCTGAGGGCCTCTCGCTGGAGCGCTTGGACAGACCAGGTCTTGGCTGGCACAGCGTCAACGCGGAACTCCACGTTGAAGTTGTCCATAGTCTTCGCCAGGTCCTGGAGCGTGGGCGCTGGCGGAACATGCTCCGGTTCGACGAACGTGGTCACGGCTCGCGGGTCCTCCCACTCACCTTCGACCATCTGCTGCTTCAGGCCATCGTCCCAAGTGCGAATCTTGGTGCATCCAGGGATAGGATTCTGCAAAGCCTTGATCTGCTCAACAACCCTGTCGCGTTTCCGCTGAACGTACTTTGCGATGGCTTCAGCACAGGCGATGGGTCGCAGCCAGCCATTGCTGTGGATGGAGCGACCCGACCAGCACTGGCAGCGGTTGCGCTGCACGGGGTCTGGATGCTCCACGGTCCAGCGTGCGTACAGGATGTCCTCATCACGCCTGCTGGGCGACATGTTCCGCACCATCTCCAGCGTGATGCCTGCTCCACCCGGCACCACAGCCAAGCTGGCCTGAACGCGATGAGTCCAAGCGATTGCTTCCTGGATGTTCTCGTGGATGAGAGGAGGATTGGCCTTGATGGGATGGCGCTCACCAACGACCGGCACCCACACAGGCTTCAGCGCTTCCGTTTTCCCGCCCGAACGGTTGTTGTAGTTGCACTCCGGACAACCGCGGCTGGATCCGTTGCAGTAGTAGCACTTGCTCATGGTTCTTTCCCTTTCTCGCTTGCTTCACGCTTGGCGTTGAGCACCAAGTCTGCCCATTCCTTCACGGACTGCACGGGCTGCGGCATCACCATCACGCCGCTCTGGAGCCCATGGTTGACGTCGATCTTCTCGCGGAACGCCTCGTCGTGGCGACGCAGCATCAGGGCGCGGAGCGGTGTTTCGTACTTGCGCTTCACGCCTACAGGCTTGCCGTCCTTGTCGTAGATCGTCTCCTCGTGCCCGTGCAGTGCTTCCTGCTGGAGCTTGTGCGCGATCTCCTGACTGTGGAGGATCTTTGCCAGCTCCCACAGGCCCTTGAACTCCTTGCGGTCCTCGCCGTCCTCGGCGGCCCAGTCGATGATAGTCTTCAGGCAGCAGCCCACGCTCTTGGCCGCCAGGGCGTCGTAGCCCATCAGCTGGACGTTCTCGAGGAATCGATCCCGCATCACGGGGTCGTCGAACTTCCTCTTGCCCAGGGGCATCACCATGGTTCTTGTA